CCCAGCAGGACCTGCCATTGACAGGATCTGAGGCATCGAACTCTGATGCGCCAGCCAAACAGGCTGTGTACCCATGAAGTGGCTGAGCAGGTTGAAGATATCGTTGATTCCGATAGCATTCGCCGCTGCCCGAGGATGACGGATAGTAACGCCACAAGCCGCTGCCACGATACCCAGTGGCTGTCCTGCACCAGTACCATTGATGAAGGTCCATTCCTCTTCGTTAGCGATTGCTCCACCAAACAACCGGGTCAGGAGTGCCTCCAACCCAATGGCGCTATCAGCCAGCAACTCATCACTGGCTTCAGTATATGTAACCAACTTATGGGCGATGATCTGCATCTGACTGAAGGTAGGCTCTGATTCCTGCTTCGACGCAGCCTCTTCGGTCCAGTACGGAAGCACACCACCATAGATGTTTGCAACTCCCGCAGTTGAACCGGTCTGATCGAGCGTCGGGATAACTACCTGACGTGACCGCATCGGAAGAACCAAGGCGCGCTCACGAACATACCGCTGGAACTCAGAAAGCATAAACAGTTGGCTTAGATGCTCAGGGAATACCGTGAAGCCACCACTGGTTCCAACACTTTCCACGAGATCTTTCTGCTCAATCCAACCCTTATTCTCCATGTCAAAAGTTGGAAGCGGGTCATCAGGAAGAGCCACATAGACGCCCTTGGCCAGCAACCTAGGATCCCACTTACCATACTTCTGAGTTACCCAAATCTTATGAAGAAATTCACCAAAGGACTTGAAGCCCGAAGGTGTTTTCACTGCTGAGACTGGAGTAACCTCTTTGGCCTTAGCAGCCACTAGACCATCCAATTCCCGCACGAGTACGCTTCGGGCTTTCTTTTCCTTAGCATCCTCAATCATCCGTGCTACCTTCTCATGAGTCTCGGCGTTTACATTCTCACCTGCCAAGAGTGTCTTGGCCTGTGTGATAATAGCCGTACTCTCATCTACCAACTCATCATAGGTCTGAACATTGACTCCCATCTTATTCCTCCAAGCTTTCTAGCTCATTGAGTAATTCCTGCGTTTTGGCTTCCGCACTTTCAGCGGTGGGTGGAGGTTCCGGCCCGGCCTCTGTCTCCAATTCCTCAATAAGTCCGGCTAGCCGTTTGGACTCATCTGGAATTGCTACGAATTCAAGTGTTCCACGTTCCCATTCTTCCAGCTCTTTGAAGGTAACGATCCCGTCTTCGCTCTGGGCAAAAGCCACCTTGAAATAGTAGGGGTTATCGTAGGTGGATGCGACCAGATGATCTTCAAAGATGTCATCTACTTGGTAATCCAAACCAAACTTGGAGCTGAACGCCTGAGTAAGTGATCCTAGCTTCCTGAACGACCCAAGTTCCTTGATCGGGTGTTCCTGTAGCCAGAGCCGGGCAGCCGCCTCAGTCCATATTTCTCCGTCAAACTGCAACGATCCTACCTGATTAGATTCCTTGTTGACTTTAGCGGAGATTCCGTTACCTATATCCTCAGGTTCTCCCAATTCGCCTTCAAGTTCCTGCACCTCAAGCGTGATCGATTCTACCTCTGTTTTTGCCGATACAGCCACCGCCGCACTATTCATGCCGAAGATGACTGGACCATACTCCCAAAGCCGTACTTCACGAAGGTGGCGAATTTTCTTCCCGCCCTGTTGCTCATAATCAACAGTGATCGCGTCATAGGCAAATGAGAACTCACTGATCGCTCCTTCCTTCAGCCTATGGAACGAACCGAAGCCCTCTGGAGTCTTCAACAAGAACTTCGTATCAGCCATCAAGCCGCCAGTCGCATCAGGGAATCTGACCAAGACTTCACCAGGAAGCTCATTCCGACCAACTTCATACAACTTAATCGGCTTACCAACTACATCAAGTACTGAACTCTTGTTATGATTATCTACCACCCGGATCTGATCACTTCGCTCACGAAGGGTCTTAGTAAACATACCCTTATGAGCAACATCTTGACCGGAATCCTCGTTTCCGTAGACGGAGATAAGATGCGTAACGATACCCTCATCTTCATCTAGGGTCTTTACAAATGCAGGTATGGTCTTAACTTCACGAGTCATCCTTATCTCCTTGATTATTCTGGAACATCGTCTCGTTGACCCCATGATTCATCCTCGTCTGCACGTGGACCCTGCTGCGCACCAGGTCCGGATAGAATTAAGGGTTCGTCTCCATGAGGAATCTCTCCGATTCTAAGTCCTACCGTCCGATAGGCTTGATTCGGCGGAACTCCTGTCTGAATCAATGTATATGCTGCTGTAACCTGTCTTATAATTGCTCGCTGTAAAGCTGGAACCCGCGAAAAGTCGAATTGAACAAACTCAGTGTCTGTATTAAACCGACGCTGATACTCCATCTCAAACCAAGTCAACTCCGGGATCAAGGTATCTTCCCAAACAGCCTGTCTGGCTGCCTCATAGTTTGAATATGTAGAACTATCAAGTCCGACCTTTGCGCCTATGAGAATTGGTGCAACACCAAAAGGTCCTAAAATCCGTGTCTCACCTCGACCATCTATCTCCCCAAAACCCATCTCTTCAAAGGTTAGTGAGGTTCGATTGTATGTTCCTCCGCGATCAAGAACCCCTACTCCCCAGTCCTCATATCCTCCATACTTCTCTCTCCAGCGCTCAATTACCGTATCCACCGTATCTTCATTAAGTGGACGATCAAACTGAAGCACCCCTGTGACCATTGCTCCACGCTTGAAGAAGATATTAAGGAATTTAGTGATCATATTATCAACATCAATCACTTGGGCAGCCGGCAGCATTGGAGACATTCCATATCCTATACCCTCCAGAGGATCCGATGGATTAGGAAGCTTAATATGCAGTATGTCGTCCTTGACTATCTGAAGACACTCATCTTTATTCTGAACAGACTTACCAACAGGGACATAAAGGAAGCCTGCCAACTCTGCTACCTCACCAGCCATGGGAATAATATAGACTCTTGCAGGATTCAGAGAGTGCATCTCACCTGTATTAGGATCAATGTAGATATAGACATTACCTGCTACATTGAAGAATACTACATTTCGGGATTGAAACTCTGCCCAAGATTGATACTTATTAGGCTGTAGTAATCGTGCTTGTAGGGGATTATCCTTCGGAAGTTCCTCAGGATTCTTTTCATCTCCAGAATAGGCTCGAAGTGGGGCTGTTAGTGTAGCACGAACCTTGTACATGATAGCCGAATAGACAAGCGAGTTCATATTGAACCCTTCGGCTATATAGGCATCAAGATCTACCAGATGCCACTCAGGTGTGCCCTGCTTAAGAATCGGCCAAGCAAAGGGCAGTTGCTTATTGGAACCACTACGCACAGTTCTTCCTGCCTGGAAGACCTGACGCGCTGCCTTTAATCTGGTTCTTAAATTTGCCATTATCTAAAAAGCACTCCTGGCGATATGTCAAGGTATGAAAGCGCCACTGCATCACCTCGACCCGGACTCCGACCAAGCCTCTTCCGAAGTTGGTCTTTACTCTCAATTAGTATTCCTGAGGTAGTCCTAGTCCATAGGGGGGCCGCAAGATCCTCTACCAACTCTTCATCTGGAGGTAAGGAGATATTATCCCCTGTCTCAGGATCCAGAGCCTCCCGAAGTCTCCAATAAGCTTCCGCACGAACATTACGCATCTCCAATCTACCCGATCTGTCCGTCGCATAAGAAGCCGACGCAAAGTTTACATCAACTATCTGATAGTCAGTCGAGCCAGCAATTACATCGAAGGCACCTGCCCCAACTCCAATAATGTCTACGCGAAGCATTCCACCGAAATCTTCACCAAGTAGTGCTGTTACAACTGCAGCACAGTCATTTCCGTCTTTAATCTCCTGACCCTCATAGGTAACCAGCCGATGAAAGAACGTACCAGTCCGAGGGGCAAGGACTGTCTGATCCTTGCCACCTCGGGAAGGGTCAAGCCCAACATCTGTAAATGCACTGTTACAGCGAATATCTGACTCTGACCATCGAGCCATTGCAGCTCGAATATGTGCAGTTGGAATAACTTGTCGTACCTGCTCCTCTTCCTCTAGGAAGAAATCTCCCAATAGTAATTGAGATCGTAGAGGTTCCGGTAGGCTCTGTAGCTGTGCTAAATATCCGGTTCCCTGAAAGTATGGATTGTCAGACAAGAACGCTGGGAAGAAGGTACGGCTCTTTGGGAAGATTTCCTCTCCCTCAATCATAAAAGGATCACCGTTCTCAAGCTCAGTGTCCTTCCCAGCAATCGTAGCAAACCAGCGAAGCTCTCCAGGCATTGCTCTATTAGGATGGTCCCGCTGAATCCAAGGAGCCCAATATCGAGTTACCCATCGGCCCTCTGGTGTCATAGGAGGATTCCCAGCACACACGACTCTACAACGC